TGAGTTGGCAGAGTCTCAAGACCCTAAGGTTCGTGCAGAAAACCGTAAGACTTTCTTGAAGGATATCGGAATGAATAGTGAAGGAGTACCTGATGAAGCTTTGCTATCTGATGACTTCTACAAGAATCGCTATGCAGATATAACCAAGAACATTGAAAAGAGTTTTGGAGAAGGCGACTTCCGTCCTTCTATGGGTAATGACTTGATGTCTGGTTGGGAGCATTACGATGCTATCAACTATCAAGGTAATCCAATGTACGAGGATGTACCTGAAGAACCTGAAAATCCAGGAGGTATTCCTGACCCTAACTTCCCAGAAAGAGGTAAGTATACTAGAATGCCTTATGACACCATGCAGGCCATTCCCGGAGCTTATGGATTAGCCCAAGCACAAGATATATTCCCTTATGCAATTCCTGAGGTTCAGTCTCCTTATATAAAGCCACAGACTTTAAACATTCAAAGTGAGTTGCAAGACATCGACAACATGCAGGCTTCTGCTTTACGTGCAGGTGCTGATCCAAACATGACCTATGCAATGTCCTTGGATGCTAAGAACAAAGCATTCCAAACCAAGCAGAACTATGATGCTGAAGGTCGTTGGAAAGCAGATGCTACTAACTTTGATGCTGAGTTAAAGACTAATGCTATGAACGCTGAACTCTTTAACAAGACCTACAATGATATGTATGCTACTGCTAAGTCTAATCAATCTGAAGCTAAGTTAGCAGCAGTTACTGGTTTGGTAGGTAGTCGTGCTCAATACAATGCAGACGAAAACATGAAGGAGTTCTACCACAACAACTTTATGCCTTCTTACAATTGGGACCCTAAGACAAAGACTTGGTCTGTTGTTAATCCTGGTGATATAGTAGACTACGCAAACAAAAAGCAAAGTACAGGTACTACAGGTACTACTGGAAAAACAACCACTACTGGAACCACAGGGACTACCAGCACTACTGCCAGCACTACTACTACCGGTTCAGCGTCTGCTCAACCTACTACAGCTAAAGGCACACCTATGGTTAGAGGTATTGCAGAACCTTCTGCACCCGGTACGTTCCCCTTTATGTCTACCCCTTCATTTGACGAGGTTGATGGGATGGCTACTGATCCAACACAGAATTTAGGTACTAAGTTCCAAAAGAAAAACGGAGGTCTTCAACATGCCTACTTAAAAGCAGGCGGAAAGATTTACCATTTCACATACCCTAAAAGTTAACTAACTCATGATTTCGCATAATTCCAAAACCTTCAAGTACCCAGACTATATCTCTCCTCTACCATCTGATGAGTACATCAAGTATGCAGAGAAGAAACAGTCAATGTATGATGAAGGCTTAGCCCAAGTTAAACAGACTGTAGATAACTATGCAAGTCTAAGACAGAATATCTTAACTGATGTAGAGAAAGAGTACTACGACAAAGCAATGACCAACCTTGTACAAGGTATCAATAAAAATGCTGGTGTAGACTTCTCATTCAAAGGAAACGTAAATGCTGTTCTTGGCATGGGTAAGACACTCGAAAGAGATAGTAATATCCTAACTGCCATAGGTAACGGTAAAGAAGTTCAGCGTAGACAAGAAGCCTTAGCTAAAGTAGATGGTTCTAAACGATCTGCTGCTAATGATCACCTCTACATGAAGGACGTTCAAGAATACTTGAAGTCAAACAAGCTAGGTCAGAAACTTTCATACGGTAAAACCTATGAAGAGTACTATGACATCAGTAAGGATTGGAAAGACTTCTGGGGTACCATCAAAGGTTCTAACCAAACAGAAGAGATAAACATGCAGTCTAAGTTTGGACCTGCTTACATGGAAAAGGTAACTAAGGAAGGATTTACAAAGTCAGAGATTGCTCAAAAGTTTGAAGCTTATCTTGCTAACAATCCTAAAGCACTTCGTCAATTACAGATTGACGTAGGGTATAACCTAGACAATCTTGGTAAGGAGAATGCTTACACAGGTTACGTACAGAACATGCGTCAGACAGCTGATGCAGCTTCATCTACAGTTAACAATTTGGATAGAGCTATTGGTGAGTTGGAACAATCGTATACAAAGACCAAGTCACCTATCATCAAAGAACAAATAGACCAGTACAAGTCTATGCGTGACTATCAGAATCAGGTAAGGGTTATGGCTATTCAGAAATCAGAAACTCCTTTTGAAGAGTTTGATGTTAATGATTACGCAGGTATCTATAAGTCTGAGTTTATCAGCAACATGTCTAACATGTATGCAGGTCAGAAAGTATCTAGAGACTTAATTAAAAATGAGTACTGGGTACAACAGAAAGAGGATAACCGTATCTTGATGCGCCACAATCTTTCTATGCAGAGAGATAAGGCTAAGTTCCAGATGGAAGTACAAGACCGTTACATCACTACCAAGAAAGACGTTGAGTTGGATGTTCCTCAGATGACCGCTGTTATTAAGAACGTGCCTCATGCTATTAATCAGCTTGACAAGGTAATTGGTAAGGCAGTAAATCAAATGGGTATTCCTAGAAACTCAGGAGCTGCTATGAATATTGAGAGAGCACAGAAGGCCCTTAGACAAGCACAAGGATTAACTGGTGTTGCTCAGTTGAGTAAAATCAAGGAAGCATTTAATTACCTTGGTCCATCTAAAATAAATGCAAGACTAAAACAAGATATTGCTAGTATCTTTGGTCTTACTAACGTGAACACTGCGGCTGAGTATGATGACTTTGTAACACAGGTTAGTCAACAATTGAATACAACAGCTTCAATGCTTTCTGCTGAAGTAGCTAAAGGTAAGAGACCTGGCGTAGAAGGAGACATGGCTCGTTCAAGACAAATCAGTTACAACGATGCATTTGACTACTCTGTTGGTAGCATTGAGAATATGAACTTCATTCTTAATGGGGATGCCTTGACAGGAAGACTTGCTATTGCTTCTCCTGAATCTACTGGCTACAGTAGTGAAGAAACTATACAAGTGCCTAAGTTAGATGCACAAGGAAGACCTGTCATGAGTGAGAAGGGAAAACCTATAATGGTAGACAAGGTAATCAAGACTACCACCAAGGCAAGCAACAAGGTAAACAGACCTGAAAAATACAAAGTGAGTGCTAGTACAGAAAGTGAAGATTAAAGTTAAAAACAATGCCAAACGATCCATATAAAATTATTCCAGGTAAACCACTTAACACACCTGAATTTAGAAAGGCCCAAGACATTATTGATACTGCTGATGCAGGTATTCGTGCAACTAAGTTTGTCGATGCCGTAGATCAGATACAAAAGTTTGAGGCAGATAAAGCTAAGTTAGAGCAGTCAGTTAGTAGTGGTATCACTGATATCTTAGCTACTAAGGCTGCTATTGATGTAGCACCTGCTCCATCTTTTGGTGATTTAATTACTGCTGGTGCTGAATTGGATAACATGGGTGGCTTAGGAGGTACGCCAGAATCTGTTCTTAAGAAGAAAAAAGATCTAGCTGACTTTACTAAGGATCCGGACATTGTTAGAGCTGCAACTATTTACAAGGATAAAATCCAGAATGGTACGCCTAGTGAAATTTACAAAGCAATCAATGATTTGCGTAGTAGTTACAGTGCGGCTAATTACAATCTCAGTAAGGATGATCGTGCTGGGTTTACTAAGTCTTACCAAGACCTAGTAAACTACGGTAAGAGTGTTGCTATGTACAAGTATGCCCAAGACAACGTAAACAAGTGGATGTCTGAGGGTAGCGCACTCCCAAAGAATGTAACACCTAAAGGACTTAAGAGTCAGAAGACTACTGACAAAGAAATCCTAGACATGGTTGCTGGTTTTGATGGATTGAATATTGGTTCTAAACTTTACAACAATGCTGACTTACAGGTATTCCGTAATACCTCTGATCAAGAGTTACGTAGTACTACAGGTAGTCGTGCACTTATAGCTGGGTTAGAGACTCAGTACAATCGTGCTGTATCTGATGTACTCCGTGATAAGAGCGGTGAGTTATCTCAAAAACTTAATGGATTGAACAATGAAATTAAGCGAGCAAGTACAGACGAGCAGAGACAAGCATTAATTAATCAAAGAATACAAGTACAACAAGCTGCTGCTAACATAGAAGGTTTAAGTAAAAAGATGAGTCTTTTTGCTAATGAAGACAACTTTCTTAAAGCAAACTACAAAGACCTTTACGAAGAAAAGCAGAATCTTAAGCGTAGGGAATATTACAAAAACGAAGTAGACCCTAACGAAACTGTAATCTTTGGGGAGAATAGTGACCCAGGCGAGTTCTTCAGTCGTACCGCTGAGATGGTAGGTGCCAACCTTGCTAGAACTTGGTCTGGTTTACAGTCTCTTACAGGTTTTGAGAAGTCTGCTTTCTTTACAGGATTAGCTGCTGATAGATTAGCTCCTTTGAGCTATCGTATGGGTAAGGACTTGAATAAAAATTACCAGATTGATGAGAGTGAATTGACTAGGGATATTAACGGTAATATTGTTACTCATGATATGCCTGTCTACACTGACGCTAGTGGTGAAAGACAATGGAGCGGTGAGGCTATCTTTGAGCAAGTACTACCTATTGTTACAGACATAGCAGTTACTACTTTAGTGAGTAGGGCTACAGGTGGTCTTGCTAGACTCGCACCTATGGGTGCTTTGCGTTGGTCTAACATAGGAAAAACTGTAGGACTAACTGCAGAAGGAATGAATGCTGTAAGACCTTACGTGTCTACTTTTGGTTCTGTTACTGCTAGTACATTCCCCAGATTCTATGCGGAAGAAAGACGTAACTTTAAAGAAGGTGGAGCTGCAGGTACTGCATTCTTAAGGGCTGCTGCAGAAGGTTTGACTGAATCTATTTTACCTGATACAGATTTGTTTTTAGGTTCTAGAGGAAGTGTCGGATTGCTTGACAATGCTTTCAAGCGTGGTGCCGGTTATGTAGGAGGCAAAGTAGATGACCTTACAGGTGGTTCTTTGGGTAGATTAAATACCAAACTTACTGCTCAGACAGATTTAATGTTAAGCATGCTTCCTAAAGGTATGGTAGATCGTAAGGTAATGGCTGCATTGCTTGCTCCTGGTTTACGTAAAACTCTATCTGCAGGTACTCAAGAATCTATAGAAGAAGTAGGTTCTTTGGTTGCTAACTACTTTATTGATAAATATGCTGCCACTCAAAACTTTGAGTACGAGCAAAACAACGAACTTACATGGGGTTCTGTTTGGGAAACCTTTGTTACCTCCCTAGGTCCCTCTGCTATTATTGGTGCAGGAACAGCGTTTGGTCGTCGTAGTATGAAGGAAGCTAAAGACTCTGATGGTAACACTATCCGTAACAGTGATGGTACTATTAAGTATGTAACCGATTGGAGTACAAGTGCTTTGGCACACGAACGAGCAAATACCGCACGTTGGAACGTAGCCAATAACCCTGAAATTTATAAGAAGTTAATCTCGCAGAAAAAAGAATCTGGGGAGTATACTGCAGAAGAAGCAATTAGGCAGACAGCAGTTGTAGAGCGTATGTCTCAGAAGTTAAATGAGATGCTACCTTCTATCAAGAGCATTAAGAACTTGAACACTATGTTGGATGACCCCAACACTATGGTTGAGTACTTCAATGATAAGATGTTTGCAGAAGAGTTGCTTAATGTAAACATAGACGAACTATCTGATGAGGATAGAAAGGCTTATGAGGCCTCTGTAAACAATACGGCTAACAAGTTACAAAAGACTGAGCGTATCATTGACCAGTACTCTAACATGACTGAGATTGAGAAACGTGCTGTTATTAAGAAATTGTATGATGATAAGGTAGCCGAGGCTCAGTCTGATAACAGTACTATAGCAGAATTGCTTACTGCTAGCTTTATGCTAGATCCAACTGATTTGGAAAGACGTAAGAAGGATGAGAGATTCCAATTCATTGCTGACTTGAATGACCGTTATCAAGGTGCTTTAGTAAACACTCTAGCTAGACGTGTTGCTAACTTCAAAGACACTCTTCTGAATAACCCAGAGAATCTTACAGTACGTGAGCTTCTTACTATGGCAGAAGTTTTTGCTCCTGCTCTTGATAAATTAGAGCAAGCAAATATGGAGGTACCATTCTCTCCGCTTGCACAGACACAACAGAATGCAGAGTTAACAAACATTCCAGGACCTCAGCCTTTATTTGCTGCTCCTGAACTTGCTCAGTTAATTCGTAATGAGTTGGCTAATAGATCTACACTTACAGAACTCCAAGCTATTGAACAAGGTGCTATGAACCTTAACATTCCAGATGTTAAGAGAGAGCAAGAGTTCGACATGGCTTTGGCAGAACTTAGTGAGGATGAATTGTCAAAAGGTTTTATTGAAGAAGACGCTCATCCTGAGTGGTCACCTGCAGTACGTGCAGTAATTACTGGTATGTTGGAAGCCCACATGGCTGAAAAAACCAACACTGGTAATGAGACTAGCCTAGAGAAAAAAAGAAAAGCAACTCTTACTAACTTCTATGGAGTAACTTTAAAGGAAACTGATCCGTCTGCTAAGATTGCTCAGATAAACAAAGCAATAAGAGAAAAGGCTGCGTTGACTCCTGCTCGCCAAGACTTTGGTGGCCGTAGACAACCTGCTCCAGTGCCTCAAAGAGATGATAACTTCCGAGGTTTGGCTGCTGTAAACCCAATAGTATTTGATGAGTTCACAGGATACCGTAATAGCTTTGAAGCAATTATTAGGAATACTGACCTAGACGAGTCTACTATAAAAGAAGAGACGGCAGCATTCTCAGTGGCAGTTGTACAGGTATTGTCTGGCTTAACTACTTTTGAGGATTTGTATAGTGCCTTGTCTGGACTTTACCCTTCTGCAAACTTGGCGTTTAGTAAGTTCTTCCAAGAAGCAGCTGAAGGTAACTTCGATGTATCTACTATAGATGGTTTAGGTTTATCGCCTTCAATGGTTAGTAGAATTTTCTACTTAGCAAAAGTTGCTACTGTTGCATTGACTCCATACCAGAAGGTTGAAAATTACATACAGTCTTTCTACGCAATTGAAAGCATTGAGGAACTAGAAGCATTTGACAATGCTGTACACCCTGAAGATCCAGACAGACGCTTAATCAACAATAAGATGGTTAGAGCCAAGCGTAAGGAGATTCAGACTCGCTTGTCATTTGACATGAAGAAGAATCAAGGGTTTACTTCCACAAAAGTAGGGAATAAGACATACTTGTTTCAGATTATTCCTCAGCCTAACAACAAGAAAGAACTGCGTATTGTAGACCCTAACACAGGTAAGTCCCTTAAACGTGGTAAGGTAGTAGATACAATCGTTAGTCAGTTGATTACTTCTGGCCAGTTGTTTGATTCGCATGACTTTAGGTATGCCATGACTGAATCTGAGAGCATCCGGTATGTCACTGAAGATGCTCAAATTGATTTCTTGATTGACCAGTTCTTAGGTCAGATAGGTGGAGTGTATTTGAACAAAGCCTCTTTAGATATGCTAGCATCTGCAGATAGACCTACTGCGTTTAACTTCTCTCCTTACACATCTAATAAGAGAAAAGATGGTGGTATGTCGGTTATGTCTTTGGAAGATTTAGCTAGCAATGCAGAACTTTTGGATTCAGCAGGATTGACTATTGATGACATTGTTGATTTCTTGCAACGTCATAAAACTCAGAAATATGTATCAAGAGTAGGAAAAGCTGTTGCTGATAGAATAATTAAGAATGAAGTTATTGATGGCTTCGGTGTATCTATTAGTGATGATGTGGTACGTCAGTTAGTTTCTGCATACACATCTCGCTTTACAGTAGACCCTGTATCTAATGCAACTATTGACTTGAACAACTTACCTTTTGAGTTACGCAATGATCTAGTAGAAGTGATGCGTGAGCGTAACAGAGGTACTATGTTTGAAGAACTTATTCCTTCTACTGACTCAGCGCTTAACTTCTATGACCCAATCATGCTTGGAATGATTGGAGATGTACTTGATACTCCAGCATTTAGAAATACTTTAGACCCACAATACTTACAATATTTAGATGAATTTTATGAAGACGCAACCAACACAATCTACCCCCTCAACACCTACGAAGACATTAGCGGACTTTTTTCGGAGGAAACTACTGATGTCAGCACAGACCAAGAAATAGAGAATCCCTACGATGAGGTTATAGATGCTGCTCAAAAAACCTTCCAGGTACAAGTAGACAATGACTATCAGATTAGTTTATCAATAATTGATACTGATATATTTGACGAGTCTTTACTAGGTGACCCTGCAGTAAGTTTTGCTTACCGAGTTCTTCACCAATACCGTGAGACTGGTATGGTCGGACAAGACTACAATGTGTTGGTAGGTTCTATGATGGACATCTACAAACTAGTCTTAAATGCCGAAGATTATCAGTACCTAGTTAATGTTAAGAACAGTCCTAAAGGTACTCCTGTAGACGGTGCTAGAATCAGACAGATTCTTAGTACTGAAGGACTCCCTATGCATAACAAAGGATTCTTTAACTACATTATCACAAATCCTTCAACAATTGGTAGCGGCCTAGGTTCTGTATTTGTAGACAGCGATAAACAGATTCTTAAGTTTAACCAAGCAGGTGTAGTATCTAGTGAAGGTTCTCCTTTGATTAGTACTTTGAAGAAGAAGACTCCTGCAGAATTAGCTCTTAGAGAAAAGATTACTAGTTCTCCTGGACAGATACTATTTACTAAAGTAGTAGGGCTTAGGTCAGGTAAAGAAGCAGTAGTAGATGCAAGTAAAACTGTAGGTACTATTGTTTTGAACACAGATGAAAGTAATCGTGTTATTACTAGTGCTTTCGGTGAGTACACTTTGTTCAAAGGAGGCGTATACATTCAAAACAATGACTCTGTCTATCCATTCCAAGCGGTGATTTTGCCTAGTGCTCCTGATGGATTTGTATCTGCCTTAGTAGATGCATTTAACAACGGAACATTACCTGCTGGTTTGCCTACTGAATTATCTGAAAACCCTAAAGCATTTGTAGAGTATGTTAACGCTTTACTTTATCTGTCTCCTAAGAATAACGGAGGTTTGATTCTAGGTACTAACTCTAAAGGTAAGATCACATACAAAGCTAAAAACAAAGCAGGTAAGTACCAGCACATTACAGGTAAACCAGAGGTTCAAGCAAAACGAGTAGCAGAAGCTTTTACTAACATCCGCTACAACGTAAATAAGGATAACCTAGACTTAAATGGTCCATTCTCTTTGATCAAGATGCTGGGAAACCAGTTGGCTGTAATACCTTTTAACACTTACGAAGGTATGCTTAAGAGCGATGAGTTTGGTGCCAAAGTTAGTACAACCGTAAACCAAACCTTTGCTTTAGATAGTGAGTACACTATCCATACAGAAGACACACTTCTTCCAGAACAAGCAGGTGTTGAGGTAACTGTGCATCCAACTGCAGATACTGTCTCTACTCAACCTACAGATGCTGTAGCTGATATAGAAAGAAGAAGACAAGAAGAGTTAGCAGAATTTGATGTTTTTGTAAAACGAGAAGATGGTAGACGACAAAAACCTCTTAGTAAAGATTTTATAGAAGATACAATTTCTAAAGTAAATGCTAAGTATGATGCCGAACTGACTGCTTTAGGACAACCTACTCAACCTGCTCCTCCTAAACGTTCTATGAGTGCTTTAAACGCTATGCGTGTAGGTGAAGTTGAGAAAGTAGAACAAGCAAGCGATTCTCCCTTCAGTGATGCTTTGTTAAACGAAGATGAGTTGAGAGCACAAGCAAAAGAATCTAAAGATGCTTGTAAAGGAGACTTAGACGATTTAGCTTAACATAATTGAAGCATACTTTCAATAACGTATTATATTTGTAATACACCCAGTAAACATTAATCTATAGTATTAACTAACATAAGAAATGATTTGTCCAAATTTAAGTGATAATAAAGTACGTGCGGAGTTCACAAACCTTACTAATCTTGTAGGAGAAGACTTCGCTTACTTTGTATGGAATAGGAATGGTGGCTATCCTCTAGACAAGAAGGTAGTTACAGTAAAGGGGAAAGAAACAGTAATTGATAATCCTTTATACAATCATTTCTTAGGCTCTTACAATAACGTAAAGCAAGCAACTCTTGCTACTAGTATTTATTACAGTAAGAAGTTACAGAAGAGTAATCCTGGATTTGATAATCTTCCTATACAAGAACAGGCAAACATTATCCATGACTTTGTACAAGAAAATGAAACCTTAGAAAAAGCTTCTGAAAGAGTAATGAGATTCATTGCTCAAGGATTTAAAGCAGAACGTGTACTAGATGAATCTATTAGAAGGGTAGCCTTTGACGAAGCACGTAAGATAGCTAACGGAAGACAATTACTTGACTCTTATGTTTGGTTTAAGACTTCGCCTCTTTCTTTGTTTGTAGATTTTGCAAACATGCAGAACAAAGAGGAAAGTTCTTTTGCTACTTGGACTAAGTCAGCAATTACTTTATACAAAGGATCTGATTACTCAGATCTTTATCATGAAGGTTGGCACGAATTTACACAGCGATTCATGACTAAGGAACAAAGAATTGCTTTGTACCAGTCAGTTAAATCAAGACCGTCTACTGCTCTTATTAATGGTGTTCAAGTTCCTTACTATGCTTTGACTAGTCGTCAAATAGAAGAAGTACTTGCAGAAGAGTTTAGGTCTTTTTCTTTGAATAAGTCTAATCCTGAAGTAGTTGTTCCTAGAATAGAAGCTCCTGTAAGAAACTTGTTTCAAAAGATCTGGGATTTCTTAACAAGTATATTTAATGCTTCACCTCAAGAGATTGCTTCTAGACCTGCAGAAGAAGTACAAGACGGTATAACTGCTTTGTTTGAAAAACTCTACGCAGGTAAAATATATGAGTACACGCCTAGTGTTACTAACATTAGTGAGAAAGTATTAAACAGAAACAAATCTTTTCAGATTAACTATGTAGCTAAAGACGGAAGAACAATTCCATTTGAGTATAATGCTTTAGAAGCTGCAGAGATCTTTAGTGCTATTGACTTCTTCCTAAGTAAGGCAATGGATGACTTTAAGACAAGTGATGGTACTAAGATTAAGTTAGAAATGTCTTTCTTGTTGAACAAAGATCTTAAGCAAGTATACTTGCCTCAACTATATGAAAGTGCTAGAAACTCTATGTTACAGTATATCCGTGCATTAGAGGAAGAAGCAACTACTGCTGACGAGGCTACTGCAGAAGTACTTAAGCTACGTGTTAAAAACTTAAAAGGATTAGTAGTAAGAACTGCAGCAAACGATGGTTGGGCTACTGTAGTAGAGAATCATCAGAGAGCATCTAAGGGTGGAGTATTTTACTTAGAAGAGAATAAGAAGTCTTACGATGTAGACAACCGAATAGATGACCAAGATGAATCAGAGTTAAGAAGGGATAGTAGAAGTTTTGCTAACGCAGAAGACGTAGACCCTATGTCTCTAGCTTCTCCTGAAATTCTCCAGTTAATTAAGATTCTTCCTGGCACATACTATAACTCTTTAGGAGAAATGGTTACTGCTACAGGTCCTTCATTCGGATTACCTCAGTCAGGTGATTTCTTAAGAAATAAAAACTTAGTCTTAAGTAAAGTAAGTGGATCAATTTCTTACGAAGAGGCTATACAAAGATTAGAGAATACATTAGATATTGCTCCTCAGTTAAGACAATTAATTGATAGACTTCCTCCTACTGATACTTCTTTAAGTCTTTCTCAGCTCGCACTTAAATCTCAGTTTATGCAGTTTGCTGCAATGCCTACGGTATATCCTTACGAGATCAAATCTTTGGTGCAAAATGAATTGTCTGCTGTAACTAAGAAGAAAGAAAAACGTCTGGAAACAAAAGCATTCTTAAACAATACTCTTTCTCAAGACAAACTGATAGAGTTCTTTGACCAAGACTTTGTAAGTAATAGACTACGTAAGTACAGATTAATAGATCCTAAAGAAATAGATCTAGCAGTTTATGATAGGGCTAGTGTACTATCTGACTATAGAGCTTACACAGAGAATGGATTCACTTCTGATCAAGTTGCTTTTGAATTCTTAAATGATGCCTTTGGTATCAACTTAATTGCAGACAAGAATCCTAACTTATTGTTTAATAAGCGTGGAGAATTACAGTTAGGAGTTAATCCTATCTTTACTACTACAAACCTAAGAAACCTTGTCAAGATAGCTAACAATGCTTTGTTTAAGCTGAAGCTTCTTAGCCTTATAGATTCTTCTGGGGAAAATCTTAACACCCCTACTATCTCTTATAATCCACTGCTTGCTCTTTCTTCTGATATATCTAAACAGTTGAAAGAACAAATTAAAGAACTTAAGTCAGGAGAGAAGAACAAAGTAATTAAAGAATACTTTGAAAAACATTTTAAGGCAGCTACTCTCGACAACGAAAGAACTTCTGCTTTTTCTACTATAGAAAAACTTTATAATATCTCTAACTCTGCTTCTTATTTAAATCCAGAAGGAAACTTAGAGTACGCAGTAAGAGAGTGGAATCACTTGTTAGACTCAGCATCTAAGATTAACAATGTAAAAAACATCTACGAACTAGAAGGACACTTAAACCCAGAGTCTAATAACTTCCTTGAGTATAGTTTAGTTATGAATGCTATGTTCCGTAAAGACGATGGAACTAGGAGGACTACTAACTCAGGCGAAGGAGTATACTTAGAGGTTTTAAACATGTCAGGCTTTACTATTGGTAAAACTAGAGGAGATAAGACAACTAACTTATCTGGTGACGGAAAACTCCTACAAGACTTCCTTTCTTTTATCCAAGACGCTACCATAGAAAACATGAGGGTAGGAGCAAAGTCTAGTTCTTTTGCTACACGTTTGTCTGGAAACAGAGGAGAAAGGGAATATTTTAAATATGATCAGTATCAGTTCAAGAATCAAGCTGTAGTATCCTCTGACTTTATCAGACAGATGCAGAACTACTTGAACTTTGAGGCTATGCGTATGTTTGACGACAGAGCTAAGTCTACGAGAAAAGAAAAAGCTGGATCTGAGTTTATCATACTAGACACTATACTTCCACAAGACATTAAAGATAAAGTAAAAGAAGCAGTTAATGAGGCTCCTAACAAAGAAGCTCTTAAGTTGACTCTTAGGGGTATGTTTGGTTTGAGTGCTAATAGTCTCTATGGTCCATTTAAAGATGCTGTTACAGCATACTTTAAGAGTTCTGCTGATGTATTGAAAGTTTCTTTTAATGAAATTTTAAGTAAGGGAGAGTCTAAGAATCTTGCAAAAGAATTTTATCGTATCCACAAAAAGCAAGATGGGACTGCCTATACATCAGAGGAGATAGATTCTGTTCTTCTTTACTTTACTACTAATTATTTTGCTCACCAAGTAGAAGTGATGCACTTGTTAATTGGTGATCCTTCTAATTATAAGATTAAAAATAATGAATGGAGGGAAGCATTCAAACGTCTTGGTCCTGCAATTTCTCCAGGTAAACAACCTAGATTAGACCTACAAGACATTAACTCTTGGAATACAGATCCATCTCTTAGTAGAGGACTTGAAGAAGTACAAAGAGGAAAAGGAAAAGGTAGACCTTATGATACTAATTTAAACTACGTACAGTATGAGGATATCAAAACCTTTGAGTATTTAGATGAAGTTGCTAAGTCTTCTATCAAAGAAAGTATTAGACAAAACTACTTAGATGCTTTGGTAGCAGCTAAGGGTCCCTTGAGTCCAGAGGAACTTGCAAGAGAGTCTGCTCAAATAGACTCAAATACTGATGCAGTACTAGTACAAGACGAAGAAGCGAATGCTCAGGCTTACGCAGGCTTAGACTTTATAAGATACTACTTAAATTCTATTGGAGAATGGCTTCCAGAACTAGAAGAAGCTTATAAACATGAGGTAAAGGTATTACAGGCAATTAAAAACTATAGACAATCTAACTCTACTGAAGATCTTGCTAAAGTAAAAGAGTTGGTTAGACAGAGTAATCTTGGAATACTGACTTCACTTAAGCTAGGATACTATGGATCACCTACAGATTACAACAAGTACAATGTACTAGGTAAGTATTCTGTGTTCCCATTAAGTCCTTCTATGGTATTTGATACAGACTTAGAGAATCTTATGTTTGACTACCTAGACAAAGGAGTAGACATGTCTACTTTCTCTAGTGGTAATAAGATGTCTCTTCCTGTAAATGAAATGGCTTTTTACAATTCTGTTGAGTTGAATGGTAAAAAGATTCCAGTACCTAATGCAAATGGAGCTTTAGAAGTAACTAAGGTAGATCCTAATCTTATTGTAAGACTTCCAATAGATGGTCTCCGTAGACAACAGTATATTGCTCCTAAGTTTAAGGGAGAAGCAACCTTGTCTACTCAGATGGTTAAGTTAATTTTCTCTAACTTTTTTGTATCAGGTAAGATTAACCCTAAGTATGCACACATTCAAGATAAGATAGAAGCTTTACAAGAGGCGTTTATTAATAACATTAAAACTATTGTAGAGGTAGAGAAAGCAAAAATTTATTCTAAGATTGGAGCAACTGTTAACGCAGAAGGAAAACTGACTAGCATTAACACAAAAGACTTTACTAACTGGTTACATAGAGAGTTTGATAAGAAAGAAGTACCTAGTTCTGTCTATGACTTTATTAGACCTTCTAATAACAATCAGTTTGTATTTTCATTGGATGCAGGAGTACAAAGATCTCTCATAGACCAAATCATCTCTAGTGCTTTGTCTAAGCGTGTATTGAAGCCTAAGATGTTTGGTGAGGCTTATATTCAGTTGGCTTCCTCAGGATTTAACAAACTAGGTACCCGTAAACAAAAGCCTACTGTTGATGAGATTAAGACTATATCAAAAGAATTCAATGTAAGCGGTTTAAGAGACTATCGCATTGAGGATGGTGTAACTCAACCTGCTGATGTTTTGATTCCATTTAACGCAAAGAAACATGCTCCCTTGCTTAATTTAGTTTGGAACGGAGAAGTTATTGGAACACTAGATAGACTTAATGACGCACTAGATGATCCTCAATGGGTTAAGACACACTCAGCTAAGATAACTCTTGTAGGTGTACGTATTCCTGTACAAGGATTAAACTCTATGGAGTACTTTAGAGTACGTAGATTCTTAGCAACTGTAGGTGGTCCTGTAATGGTTGTACCTCCTTCAATCGTAACTAAGTCTGGATCTGACTTTGACATAGATAAATTGTTTATGTACGAGCCTGAACTTGACGAGAACGGAGAGTTAATAGTTAACGCTGAACTAGCAAGTGCAGAATACAGAGCTAAGATTATTGAAAACATCCTAGACAAAAACGTTTACTTAAAAGGTAAGGCACTTTTTCTAGATAACTTGTTTGATTCAGAAAGCTTTAGAGAAGCAGGCTTAGTATCTCAAGAGATTGATTCTATTAAGAAAATGATCTCTGACTTAAAAGGTATTAAGACTTCTGGAGAAGAAGACGACATAGCTTACTTCAAAGAGAACATAGGTCCTTTGAACATGAAGTTAGGTATTGCTATTGAAAGATTTAAAACTTTACGTAACCAAGATCCTAATGTTGTTCAGTTTCTAGAAAACTTAGCACAGTACAAAGAAGTTCTTTCTGAGATGGAAAACATTTCAGAGAAACTGATAAAGGGTTCAGCTTCTAACAATATGATCTCGGTAATATCTGGTGTATTGTCTGAAGCTTCTATTTACTCAGAGTTTACAAAACCCAACGTTAATAAGATTCTTCCTGAGATTGCTAGAGAGTATCAAGCACTGAAGGGCAGAGATAGTAAGATTGACTCTAGTGCAATGTTCTTGATTGAGACTTCAATAAGAATCTTTACAGAAAACAACTTGGGTAAGAAGTCTTTAGGTGTAGATGCAAAGACAAACGCTTTACATAAATTGTTCCAACAAGTAGGTTTGAGATTTGCTTCTAATCCACAGAATATAGACATTAACTCTTTCTACCTACTTAAGTCAAACAAGAATCCTAACACAGGTGAGATTGAGTTAGGGGGTCTTTACGATGCTGATGGAGTTAACTTAATCTCTGATGTAATCAACGAGTTTATTAATGGTCACGTAGATATCGAGAAGGAAGATTGGATTAACTTCTTTAACGCTGATAGAGAACGTACTCCTTTAATTCTTCAAATGGTACTTAACGGTACTCCTGTAAAGGACGCTATCTTACTAGTAAACCAACCTATCATTCAACACTATATTAGATCTAGTAAGATTACTAAAGTAGGAAAAGCATTGGGTCAAAAGTCAGCAAGTTTATTTAAAGACTATATTACCCCTGCAATGAATTACTTAGACATTACTCCAGTAACTGTAGATGGTATAGTAGACGAGGCTGCTACTGTAGAAAAAGTACTTAGCATGCCTTCTATCAATAAGGCATTGTCTGCAAAAAACTTTAACAAAGAAAACTTTGCTCCTAATCCTTACGTAAGAAGATTTGCTTATGATAAAATTAAAGCAAATAGAAATACTCCTGAAGGTCAATCTGCACTAGAAGCTCAGTTAGCATTTGCTGCTCAGTATTATGTTGTTAAAGAACAGAATAAAATCTTGTTAGAGTTAACTAGTAATATTGACTTTAACACTTCTTCATACCGTATCAATACAGAGTTTTATGCAACTACTCAAAACATTAAAGTAGCTGCTCCTAACTTTGCAGCTGAAGGGTTTAACAGAATACTAGAATCAAGTGTAGTAGCTCCTTTTAACATCCTTGAGGACACCGAAAAACTTATCGACCAAGTTTGGGACTTCTTCTCTCTAGAAGAGATCAAAGAACACCTGTACAACGTTAAAGAATCTTACGGTAAATACTGGGGTAGAGATGAGTCTGTTACCAACTACAATCAATTGGTTAACTCTTTTATGTTGTCTTTTATTCAGAATATGCCAAGCCTTAAGTCTTTTCAAGATAGTTATGGTATTAGTTCTGGTTTATTTGATTTAAAGTCTGCTAATAACTTAAGAACTAGATTCGATAAACTGTTCTCAAGTACAGAAGACAAGGCTCTTAAGAGATTTGCTGAGAATAACTTAATCTTAAACAACTTTAGTCCTATAAGTATACCTGATAGTAACTACTTCTATCCTGGTATGATTACAAATGAAAAGGACGTAGATACAGTTAATGCTGCTCAAAAAGCTTTCTCTGATGGTTTGAATCATCCTAATCCAGAAGTATCTAAGTTCTTTAGGGACTTAGCTAATGGTGTACTTGTATCTCAAGGTTTTAATATTAAGTATCGCTCAATCCAAAACTTTATTCCTTTAGAGGCAAAGAGCGACTTAATGATAGAGTTGTCTATTGCCCTTAAGAAAATTAAGATAGGCTTAAGTAAGCCAGTAGAAGAGATGACAGAAAAAGACAGTGAGGACGCTATGGCATTTATGAGTTTGCTTGAAAGTACTACCTCTATGCATGCTAATCTTTATTGGCCTTCTAAGGATAACGATTTCATTCCTACTGCTTATATGAAAGCCTTTCCTAACTTCAAAGAAGAGGAAGCAAAGGCTGTTACTACTGAGAAGAAAAACTCAAGAGTAACAAACCAAGATGACTTGGACGAGGCAAAACTTTATGCTCAGCAGTCTGACAATGATGTTCCTTCTATGGATGAACTAGACGAAGAACAATTAATAACTAGGAGACTAATAGCTAAAGGCAAAACTGTTCCTGCTAAAACTCCTGCAACTTCTGTATCTACTAATGTTAGTCCTGCAAGTAATAAGATAAACATCTATGCAGGAGGTAAAGGAGAGAATGCTGAGTTAAGTAATTTTGCAGTAAGGCCTTTTTCTGAAACTTGGGATCTTTCACCACTAGGTATGGACTCGGAAACGTTAACTTTTAATACGGTAGAGGGGGCATTCCAGGCTACTAAGATTTTGTATAGTGCCGATCTAAAAAATTATGATTTGTTACCACAGTTTCAAAAATCATCTGGAGCACAAGCAAAAGCATTAGGTCAAAAAATTAAAGGATTGGATACAGAAGCATGGGATTCAAACTCTTCTGTAGTAATGAAAGATTTAATTAAAAAGTCTTTTGAACAAAATCCAGATGCTCTTGCTAAACTTATTGCCACAGGTAATGCCACCCTTACTCACACACAAGATAAAAGTAAGTGGGCTAAAGAATTTCCTAGAATCCTGATGGAAGTAAGGGCTGAGTTAAGAGACAATAACCTAGAAGGATTTGATTTTGAAGTGACTAAGTGTATCGTAGATTGATAATACACTTATATTTGTATTAATTAAAATAAAAAAAGTAAACAAAGATGCCAAACGGTTGTGTAATAAAATATCCTAATCCCGTAACTGGGATGAATCAAACTTCAGTACTCGCCTACACTCTTTCTCAGATGGGGTATAGCACTGAAGAGTCGATAAACTTAGTCAAAAGAGGCAGTACCTATTCTAAGAAGGATGGGTACAATGCCTGGCCTAAACCTATTAACAGACCTGAAGCACGCTTTGGAAACTTTATAGAAATAGATTCAGACAATCTTGTAGCTAATTTAGGACTAGACTCTGTACTTAAACCTTCACAGGTTAGTTATATGAGAGCTGCTCAAGACTTGTTTGAGGATGTACAGGTAAGAGTAGACGCTCCTATTAACTTAAAACTGTTAATGGAGTTAGGAAACTATGTTAAGAAAGGAGGAGAAGCTTCTCTTAAAATAGAAATAGTTAATCCTGAAGCACCATTACTCCAAAGGATGTATAAAGTATATCCTGTTCCTGCTACCCCACTTAACCGTGAGTATTTATTTAGCTTCATTGAGACAGAGATATTCAGCAAGAACGTATCTATTGGAAAAGAAACAAGACTTGATTTCTTAAAACCTTATATAGATTTCTCAGAGCCTGATATCTATGATACAATGGCTAAAATGCTAAATGATCCTCAGACACCTGCACATGAAAAGTACTTGATTAAGAAACTACTTCCTATGATGGACTTAGTTCCGACTATTACTTTTGACTTCTTTACAGGCTCAGACATTCTTCAAGTAGAAAAGATTCCCGCAGGACAATACAATAGAGAGTTTAATAATATAAAATTAAACGTATTTGGACTTAAGAATGGGGATATGGCTAGTGCTAGGAGACTCATCCTACACGAAGTACTACACTCTGTACTCTCTTCTGCTATCGACAATCCTATTAGCGAGATAGACAAGAAACTAGTCAATGCCTTAAAGCCAGTATTAGCCTATTATAGACAGAAATATTCTAGCGAAAAGTTTACAAATGAATATTACGGTCTACAAGATTTACACGAGTTCGTGTCTGAGTTCTTCACTAATCCCGAGTTTAGGGACTTACTAGAATCTAACGACAGTAATTGGTTTTTAAAAACAATTGATGCTATCTGGAAATTCTTTACAGGCAAACTTCTATTAAATAGTAACGTAAACAGTATAGAGAACATAGAGCAAATACTAGAAGATATCTTTAACGATATTCTATACGCCCAAGAAATCAATACGTCTCTTACTTATACCAGCACTTCGAAGTTTGAGTCTCCTCTAAGCTTCAATCAAATGCTTGAGATAGATAAGTTTACTGAGAATAACTCTGAACTTTTATCTGAATTCTCAGCTAACCTAGATAGATTACTAGCAGAAGATAATTTGCTTAACTGGTCTAAAATTATAGATCAAGCAGAGTTCCTAGGAGTAAACGTAAACAGTGTACTAAGAACAAAAGATACTTTCGTAGAGATATCTCCTGCTGAAGCAAAAGAGTCTTTTAAATCTATGGTTACATTCTTCCACGAAACTGCTAAGTATCTAAGAAGTATACGTAACTCTCTAGATAAGTTAGCTGCAGATCCTAACATAACAGCTGACCAAGTATTTAGACAGGCTTATCATGCTAAGGAACTAGGAGAGCAATACATAAACTTTGTAGAGAAGTACAGAGAAGTAATGGGTAACATAGGTATAGACACTATTTTAGGAACTCAACTTCTTAATATAAAAAGTACTGCAGACTCCCTGAAGGAGGCTTATTTGAATAATGCAACTGAAGCCTTGGCTATTAAATTAGCAGATGAGTTTGCTCCACAAACTAAAGATGCTCAGAAACGTATTCTAGAAAACATTGAGAGATTTAAAGTTAGCTTAGCGAGTGCACAAAGTTTGGGTAACGCTAAACTTATAAAACTTACTGAAGACAGGATTAAGAACGAAGAAGCTCGATTACAGAGTCTTGCTACAAAGTCTAATATCATTACTGCTCTTAAGGGACAGATTAAAGACATAGGTAACTTCTCTTTATTCTTAGAGTCAGCAGGTCTCTCAGGAAACGTAATTACTGGTACAGTAGGTGGTATGATTGCTAACCAATTTGACTCTGCTAATGTTAAGGCACAGTCTATGGAGGTTAAACTTAAGAGATTAGCTGATGAACTACAAAACCACTTGAAGAGTAAGGGTGTAGGAGTAAACACTTCTTTTGATTTTGAGAATGTCTTTGGAAGATTTCTTAAAAAGACTGAAGTAGTTGAAATGAAGAGTGGTAAGATTTCTAAGAGAGACACTCTAGTCCTACTTAGTGAGATGGATGAGGTTCGCTACAACAACGACTTGATTAAACTAAAACAAGAATTAAGAGATCTCAAACAAACTAAAGTACAAGACTCTCAGGTAAAAGATCTTATTAAGGCTAAGGAAGCGCAGATAAGAAACTTTAAACAACAGTACGAAGAACAGCCTTACCAAGAAGTTTATTACCAAATCCAGAATATGTTAAGCTCAGAAGCAAGAGAAGCTAGAGACTTAATACTTCAAGAGATGGATAAGATTCAAGTAGGTAGTTTGAATGAAGAGAACTCTGAAGAACAGTTAGATAAACTAGAAGATCTTAAAGAAGACTTGGATCGTTTGGAGTCTGATTACGATAAAAACAAAAACTTAAAAGACGAAGAAGGTTTAAGAATCGCAGCTAATATAAGAGAGTGGAAGAAGAGTAGAACTGCTGCTCAACTCTACACTTACAATATCACTAAAGAAAATCAGGAACTCTTCGATAACCAACTTACGGCTAAGAAGAATGCTTACGATAAAGCTGTATCAGACTACGAGCAGTCTTTGTCTGAGAAGGCAGATCCAGAAACTCTAGATTATAAAAAACAAACTGCAGAGTATTATAGAAAACAGTTTGAACTTTGGAAAGCTAACAACTGTGTTAGGAAGATTAGTCCAGAATTCTACAAAAATAGAAAGCAAATAACTGATTCTATTGCTGCTATTCAGGGTAGATACCCTCTCCCTGACGGTGTACGTAAGATGGATGTGGTATGGGGAGAATTGTTTGACGTACTTAAAGGCTATAAAAATAGTGATAACTTTTATGAAGGCTCTAAGATTTCTTCTCCTAACGAAGACGGAACCCCTTCTAACATCTCTGCTATCGTAAGAAGCTTGGAGGAAGAGATTGAAGATATTAAAACAGTCTACAAGAAAGAGAACAAGATGTCTAAGGAAGATCAAGACGCTCTTACTGGGTTGTTTGCGAGCTTCTCAGACATTCAAGAGAAGGTTTATACTCCAGACTACATAAAAGAATATACAAGTCGCTTAAACGCTGTTAAAACAAGTCTTATAGCAAAAGACTCTACAAGATACCAAGATCAATCAGACGACTCACTTCTTAAACTTGATGCCGAGAAAGAACTTAGAAAGACAGAATGGTACAAACAAAACCACAAGAAAGTAAGTGTATGGGACTCGGTAAACTCTATTTGGACAAATACTGATGAGCCTTTGTACTTCTGGACTGCTACTGAACCTACTGATAAGACTTTAATTAGCGAAACTTCTCCTTCTTTTAGATGGAATACAATTGCAGTTAATCCTATCTATGTAAGACCAGAAATTAAAAATGTAAGATACAGTAAGCGTGTTCCCTTGCGTACAGATAAAACAGAATATAGGAATAAGGAGTACGACAAACTAGATACTAAAGAAAAAGAAATCTTAAAGAAGGTAACTGATATCTACTTAGAACTACAGAGTGGTACTCCTATGAATCTTAAAAAAGGATTAGAGTTACCTAGTGTAGTAATGGATGCTACTGAAAGATCTCTTAAAGGGACAAACTTAGGTACACTTAAATCTAAGATATCTTCTACAGCACAATCTATCTGGGACAAAGCAACCTTTGAAGATGACGAAGAGGTACAAAGAGATACTGCTGGAACAGTTATGCAAAAGGTAAATAAAAGACTTTACTTAAAGTATAACAGACCTATCCCTGCAGATAAGATGAGCTTAAACATATTCAATAGCATTGCTATGTATGGAGCAGATCTTATTAGATTCAAAGAAGCTTATGCAGTAGTTCCTTACATCTACGGTATTCAAGACGTATTAAATAAGTCTATGCCTGGAAGTAAGATTGAAAAAATGATTAGCAACTTGTTTGAACGTAAATTACAGGGTAAGAGTCGTAAGTTTATAGTTAATAATAAAGCAGGAAGACTTGTAGAGAAAGTAGTAGACACAGCTTTAGCAGCTAACTCACCTATTACTTTGGCTTTCCGACTTCCTTCAAGTGTAAAAAACTTTATGGCAGGTTCTGCTAACGTATTTATTCAAGCAGAAATGTATGGTTTAAGTCGTAAGGAAATCTTTAAAGCTATGGGTAAAAACTCTGTACACATAGCAGACTTGTTTCAGTCAGAAGTAGAGGATGGTAGGGACTCTGAGTATATCTCAAAGATGCGCTACTTTAACGTAATGCCTGACGATCAACTTTCAGAAACAGGCAGAAAAGTATTTATATCTAAGCTAGGCAAATACCGTAAGTACAATCCTTTTAACTTTCTTGCGTTCTTTAGAACATTTGGAGAATTTGAAATGAGGAGTGCAGTAGCTGAAGCTCTTTCTGAAAAATTTCTTATTCCTCTTACAGATAAACCTAATGGAGTACCATTGTTTGAGGCTTACGACTTTAAGGACGGAGTACTTGTTCCTAAAGAAAGTATTATTGATAAAGAAGGTTTTGAGAAAATAGAACAATACTACAGAGGAAAACTTAACTTTATTAACGCAGCTATACAAGGTGCTTACGGAGCTTTAGATAGAGGGGAGTACTCAAGATATACCTTAGGTCGTATTATTGGTAATATGAAGGGATGGGTTGCTTATCAGGGTATGAGAAGATTTAAAACAACTAGAAGCATTAATCCTAGATCAGGAGAAGAGTTTCAGGGATTTTATACTACTGCTATACAGGCAATTAAACTTCTTTATCAAACAAACTTTTCTCTTCCTGCAACTAAAAACCTAATGACTCCCCAAGAGAGAGCAGAGGTAGAAGGTGCAGCAATAGACATGTTAGTACTGGCTGTGATTATGGGAGTGTCTGCTGTTCTTAATAGCATAAGATATGATGATGAGGACGAAGAAGATATGTACATTGTTTATTTCTTCCTTTACAACTTGTTGTTGATTGAAGACGAATTAAACAGTTTGAACCCTGTATTCAGTCCTTTGTCTATCTATCACTCTCGATTTGAAAACAACGTAGACGGACAGAACTTTGCTCAATATTATTTGAATAGAAACGTTCTTCTTCCTTTTGCAGGAGCTACAGATGCACTTAAGTTAACTATGGAAATGGTTAATCCATTTGATGATGTGAGTCCTTTTGACGAGTATGTACCTCGTAGTAAGAGTGGCAAGATTTCTAACCCAAAGAGATATCCACCAGATCCAACCCTTAAAGGAGATACAGAGATCTCAGCAAGAATACAAAAGCTATTTGGACTAAACGCTTCTATCAATTTCTTCTTAAATCCTGAATACTTATTTAGAAAATATGAGAGGTATAACCCTAAGTGGTACGTAAGTAGTCTAGATGCAGATTTAAAGTCAGAAAAAAGATCTATTAACTCTATAGACAAACAAATTAAATCTATAGAAAGGCAATATGATTACATAGATGATCCAGACACTAAAAGAAATCTTATGGATAAAGTTAGTGACCTTCAGAAACAAAGAGAAGAGTCAGGAGAAAGACAGTCTAGTTTAACAGATATATATTCAGAGACTGGGAGGAGGTAATCTTCCCAATCTCTTGACTTTATTTTTTATTAAACTAAATTTGTACTACGGGCTAATAAGCCGAGTACTTAGGTACTGCTACGATAATTTAACTTTTAAAATATATAATTATGGAAAATAATGATTTGCTTAAAGAGCAATCCAAGCGTCTAAGACAGATTGCTTCAAGTACAGGTCTGATGGCAGGAGCTGGAGGCTTTGTAAGATATGGAACAGGTACTGTATCAAACGTACGCTACAATGCACTAGTAGTACAAGAAGATACTGTATTCACAGAATTTCTTGTCAATGGTGCTTCTGAGTTGTCTAACAATGGTATGAGTGGTGTAACTTTTGTTCAGGGGGCATTTATCCCTGGAGGACTAATCACTGGTTTTGCTATCTCTTCAGGTAGTGTAATTGCGTACAAGTAATGATTGGTATATTCATAAGTATCCTTAAAAGGAACACTAAACCAGTTGTTTTAACTACTGGCTTGTTGACTAAGCAAGATGGAGACTTCTTGTTATTACAATCAGGAGATCAAATTATAACTACAGTTAAGGTATAATCATGGCAAATCAAAAAATAACCGAACTAGCTCTGATTGGAGGTATTGATGTCAGCAATGACATGATACCAATTGTAGATGTTAGTGTAGCAGCAGGCGTAGGAGAGACAAAGAAAGTAGCTCCAAGTCAACTGAAGGTTGCATTAGCATTAGATAACGTTTCTAATACATCAGATGCAAATAAACCTGTCTCAACTGCAACTCAAACTGCATTGGATTTGAAGGTAGATGAGAACGCTGCAATTACAGGAGCCACCAAGACAAAGATCACGTACGATGCAAAAGGACTAGTTACAGCAGGGGCTGACTTAACTGCTAGCGACTTGCCTACAGGCATTGACGCTGCTAAAATTAGCACGGGATTAATCAGCAATGCTGAGTTTGATTATCTAAATGGGTTGACGGATAACATCCAGACGCAACTTGGTGGCAAACAGCAAACATTAACATTGACCACAACCGGTACTAGTGGCGCTGCCACATTGGTTGGTGGTACATTAAATATCCCACAGTATAGCGGTGGTGGGGCAAGTGGTGTATCTCAGATTGTAGCAGGAACAAACGTTACCATTTCTCCAGCAGGGGGAACAGGAGTTGTAACTATTAACGCTACAGGTGGTGGCGGTGGAGGAAGTGGAACAGTTACTAACGTATCGGCTCTGACTCTTGGCACTACAGGGACAGATTTGAGTTCTACGGTTGCTAACAGCACAACTACTCCTGTCATTACATTGAATGTACCCAATGCATCTGCATCCAACAGAGGAGCTCTTACAAGCACTGACTGGAGCACGTTCAACGGAAAGCAGGACCAGATCACTGCAGGAACTACCTCACAGTACTACAGGGGAGACAAGACGTTCCAAACACTTGACAAGACGGCTGTTGGACTTGGCAACGTAGCAAACGCAGACACTACCAACGCTGCAAACATCTCTAGTGGTGTGCTTGCTGCGGCCAGAATCCCAACAAATTTAAACGCTCAAGTTCTTCAGAACTTCATGCCAAATACAGCGAGTAGTTCAGTAAGTTTAACGCTTAACTCGGCCAACGCTGCTACATACAACTCAAGTGTAATTACACTGACAGGTGCTTTGACAATCACATTTGACGCATCACTTCCCAATGGCTTTAACGTAACGCTCATTCAGTTGGACGCTGCGATTTCTACCATTACGGGTACGGGCGGACTGGTGATCGGCAACAGACAGGGTCATGGCAAGAACAACGGGCAGTACTCAGTGGTGAGCATCATCAAGTACACCAACGTATTGGCAATCTTAGGCGGAGACACATCACTATAATATGTTCGCAGTCCCATCATTCTTCGGATTTCAAAAAGCTGGCTTTGGGCCTACTTATGACGCAGACGCTCAAGCATTCTTTGATAGGGTGACGGCTGCCGGTGGCACATTGTCATTGACTGAAATGAACGCAACAAACCAATTGGTGTTGGACTTAAAAGCCAATTCACTTTGGACATTAATGAAAGCCATTTATCCAATGGTAGGAGCAAGTGCGGCAGCGTGTGCTCAGAACTTAAAATCGTCAAGTTTTACGGGTACATTTACAAGCGGTTGGACTTTTGCGAGTACGGGCGTAACGGGTAATGGAACAAGTGCGTATTTTGATAGTAATTTGCAAGTGAGTACAAACTTATCCGAAACAAGCACTACTATATCAATTTATTCTCGAACAAACAACACAAAAGCAACGCACGATATAGGTGCAAGAAACTTTGGCTATACAAATGCGTTGGGTATTTTGGCGAATTATAATTCTACCACATACAATGCGTGGGGTGATTATTTATCAAGTACATCAGGCGTAAATACTGCGGCTTACTTTATACAAACAAAAAATTCTACTACCGCAAAATTATTTAGAAATACAACAAATATCCTTACTGCTACAAGAACATTACTTGCATTGCCTACAACAAATGTAATTGTAGGTGCGGCACAAGACGCAACACCTGGAACTTATAGTGCATTTTCAGATAGGCAATACGCCTTCGCTTCCATCGGTGACGGATTAACCGACACACAAGCATCTAATCTTTATACCGCAGTACAAGCATTTCAAACCACTTTAAGCCGAAATGTATGATAGGTTACACACTTACACCCGAACAAAAGGATTTGATACAAGGGCAATACTACGCACCTTATCAGTTCTTTAATTGCGTTCAAGATATTAACGGAGTTTCATTTTTGTTCCTTTCCGATGAAGACAAGCCCGAAGTTGCCATCACCGAATACGCTTGGGTTTTAGATTTACCCGAAGCCGAATACATCCCACCACCAGCCCCACCATTCCCTCCTACTGAATAATGAAAACCTCTTTCCTCTTATACACAGGTACAACTCTCCTAGCTTTCTTAGGAACTTACTTCCTTAATCTAGGAGCAGATAATGCTGAACAATACTTAGCGTTAGTTGCTGTTGTGTTTATAGATGGTTTCTTTGGTGTTTGGGCAGGAAGTAAGAAGGAAGGATTTCAAACTAGAAAAGCGCTTAAGGTTCTTAAGACTTTGTTTGCTTGGGTAGTTATCTTATCTGTTATACTTATGGTAGAGAAGGGTTTTGATGGGACATTTTGGCTAAGCGAAACTTTCTGTGCTCCCTTTATTGTTTTTCAGCTGATAAGTGCGCTTAAAAATGCCCACACAGTAGGAATCATAGACAACAGTGTACTCTCTCAGATCTTAGAGAAGATAGACCAACATAAATTCAACCACGATAAAGATGAAAAACCTCTCGATTAAACTTAACTTTATCTTTTTCTTTACTATTGTTTACCTTTTATACAGGTATGAATACGTACAAGAACAAGATACCAATCAAGTAATCTCTTTTATAGATTCTATTGATAAAGCAAACGATACTTACTTTGAAAAGATAGACTCCTTAGAGCATATCAAACACGAAGAGTATAGAACTTACGAAAAAATCACCCTAAAGTATGACACCATTCAAATCGCTATTGACACTATGCCTGATATTGACGGCACAAAGTATCTACTCACAATCTCTAGACAGCTTACCGCTAAAGGAATTGAATAACGAGTTCCTTAAAGGAATTCAAGCACGTGAGAGAGTAGTAAGTCTTAAAAAAATAGTTAGGACTGACAGTATACAGTTATCTTTATATAAAGATTCTATTATTCCTAACTTTAGATTAGCTCTAGATACCGCTAAAGTAGAGATAGTTCGCTTAGATACAAAGGTTAGATCTCAAGCAGAAACTATTAAAACATTAAAGAATGTTTTGAAAGGTGGATTAATTGCTATAGCTTTGTTAACCATAGGGTTAATACTCTAAAGCCTATGATACCAATCTCTAAACAGATTGTTCAGTATTACATGGACAATCCAAATACGAATGAGACAGCTATTGAAGTTGCTCTTCGTTTTAACTATCATCCTGAAGAACGTAATCAGTTAAGGGGTAAGCGAGTTCGTGATTTGAAAAGATCAGCTATGGCTAAACTCCTAAAGGGTGATCCTCTTTACATGCCAAATCCACAATCTGAGATTAATTCTAATACAACTCTAGGAACTTACGACGAAAACTTAGAAAAAGGTACCTTAGAAGTATCTAAACTAGTATCTGAGCAACCTAGATCTGCCGAAGAGATCATTAGGATTCATAAAATAGACACTACTAAGTGGAAACTCGTTCAGTATTGGAGTAAAGAAAAAAGCTCAGGATGGTTAGTATCAGCTTTGTTTGCTCATATCAAACCTGAGGATACTTTTAATGACGACATAGAAGGCATTCTAAGAGAAGTTTTCCTTGAATCTGACATCACAGTACACCCAACACCTAAGAAAGCTCTTGTAAGCTCTAATAAAGGCTTATTTGTTTATATGAGTGACAAACATGTAGGTGCGCTTACACATTCTACTGCTCTCTTTGGAAACGAATACAATGAGAATGTCTTTGAGGAGAGAATGAACAGAACACTAGAAGAGATAGAGAAGCAAGTTAGAACTTATGGAAGACTACAAGACTTATTTATCTGTGACTTAGGCGATTCTTTAGATGGTTGGAACGGCTATACCACTAGAGGAGGTCACCAGTTACCTCAGAACATGGACAATAAGGAAGCTTTTATGACTTATCTTTATACTCATAAGAGATTCTTTGATACTTTAGTCGAGAGAAACTTAGCAAATAACATTCACGCAGTAATGCAAACCAATGATAACCATGCAGGTTCATTTGGGTATATCACTAATCAAGCACTTACTCTTTATTTAAACACAGCTTATCCATTCATCAAAGTAACGATAATGGAGAAGTTCTTAGAACATTTTGATTATGGCAAACATACGTTTATCTTCACTCATGGAAAAGATTCTGAAGATCTTAAGCACGGTCTTCCCCTTTTCTTAACAGAAAAAGCAGAAAATTTCCTTAACAAGTACATTACTCACCACAATTTAGGAGAGAATAAAAATATCTCGATAGTAAAAGGAGACTTACATACAGAGAGTATGCAACAAGCATACAAATTTAGATACAGAAATGTTCTGTCTATGTACGGTTCTTCTAAGTGGATAATGAATAACTTTGGTCCAGGATATCCAGGAGTTTCATTTGATTTAGTAGAAAAAGATACGGATTTGATTTATTCGTTTTATATTCGCTTTAAATAAAAATAATATGGTTACCCTAGCAGATATAGACAAATTAATAAATCAATTTTATTTAGACTCCGAGAAGGACGGTAGAGCAGTAAGACCTAACGTAATACTAATCACAGAGGATCAGTTTGAAGAGATACTAAAAGAAATGGGTATAGAAGACGAGGATGACGTTACAATAGAAAGTATCCTAGGAATGGATGTCGTCATAGCAAATGGTTTAGAGTACCCAAGACTAATAAGACTTTAATTAATTTTAAAAGGTCGTAATCTTGTAGTAAATATCCATGTTATATGGATTGGGATTATTGACCGTAATATCTAAAGAAGGTCCTCCCGTGACACTAAAGCTTAGTTGTCCAAAAGAAGCAGGAGTAGGAGTTTGGAAATCTATCCAAAAATTATATCCTAAGGGATTTCCTGCTAAGTAAGTAACATACACAACACCAATTTCTTGTTCTCCATTGATTGCAGTAGAACGCTTAGCGTAGTATTCTAGTTTTAAGAACCCTACATCAGTACTAGTGTTATACAAATTAATAGTAGCTCCTGTATTTATAGTTGTAGTAGTAGGAGAGACTCCACCACTTCCATTAGCAGCCGAAGTAATTCTTCCTTGTGCGTCTACAGTAATGTTTGCGTTTGTATAAGCACCTGCTGTTACAGCGGTGTTAGCTAGAGATATAGTTCCACTACCAGTAATTGTTCCTCCGCTTAATCCTGTACCTGTTGCTACTGAAGTTACTGTTCCT